GTCAACCGTGGCCTATTTATAAGCCCGAAAGTTTCGGCTGGGTGTCGGCCGAAAGTAATAGTCGACCTCACGGGCGACCGAAAGTATTCGGGTCGGGTGAAACTTTCAGTCGGGTGTGGCCTATTTATAAACCCGAAAGTATCGGTTAACTGTTAAGCGAAACTAATGGTTAACTGTTAAGCGACAGTATCGGTTAAGCGTAAGTATTTAAGCGTGGCAAAAGTGTTGGCGACCTTAAGCCTTAAGCGCCGACGATAGGGGGTAGCTGTAAACTTGTTCTTTACGCGCGAGTGGCGATTTACTTCGACAAAAGCGGGCGGAAGACGACACTACATTAAAACTCCGACCCCCTTGTAAGTCTTCGAGCAGGTCAGACTCGCCCCCATATCCGAGGCGCCAAAGGCCGAAGGTCTGTCCAGAGATACCCGTTAGTTTTACCCGGGGGTTAGTCAATACTTTCAGTTAACCGAAACTAAACCCCGCAACCGATACTTTCAGTCGGGGGTTAGCCAACACTTTCAGTCGACCCCCGGCCAACACTTTCACTCGGGTGTGCGTTATTAGTTTCAGTTAACCGGAAGTGAAACCCGCGACCGAAACTTTTGGTCGGGGGTCGGTCTAACGCGGAAACGAAACTTACGCCGAACTCGACGTCGCCTTCGTGGGCGAAACTTTTATTAACCCCGCTCGCGCACATATACTGGGGTAGTGGACAGTATCGCTCGCATTTTGTTATACGCATATACCTACCTACCCCGATATACTTATTTAATTACTTAAGCGCTTAAGCGGTTATACTCTTAATTAATTATACATTAAGACTTAAGCCGAATTGCTTAAGCCCGAACTTCTTCGGCTTAACACTTAAGTGCGGGTTTGCGTAAAAAGTGGGTAGTTCTGCCAGTCTGGGGAGTCCTGCCGAAAACAACAGGTGGCCACCGCGTTGCCCGTTGCGCCGTTGGTATCGACCTAGTCGGTGTTGTAGCGTTATCGTGGGCGTTGCGGAGACGTTAGTCTCCGACTAGGGCGTTTTACTCCCCGGTCAAATTCTGGTTATGGCCATTACGTTAATTATTGGTACTAAGCTCTTAATACTTAACGACTTAAGCCCTAAGTTCTTAAAGTTAAATTTTTATACCGCGGTGTCTTATATGGTACTTGGTGAAAGCAAAATGGTCGAGAACGTGAAGAACACGGGTTCAAACCCCGAAGCCGAGGAGATTTTTGTGAGCGACCCGGCTCCGGGGGAGTTGGAGGGTGAGTGAAATGGACGGGCAATTCTTCGACCAGTGTTTGAAGGCGCTACAAGTGCCAGACGATATACCGAGGGAGTCGCTGAGTTACTCAGAGAAAAAGGCAATCGAAGTGTGTCATCAACTCGACGCGGGAATTAACTTCGATCTCAGCGAGTATGAAGGAATATTCGACGAAGAGCGATTTCAAGCGTTGCTTAAGTTGTACTTAATGAAGTTTAACTATTAAGAAGAAGCGTGAGACGGTACGTGGGGTTCGACGCCGATCGAGGAGAAGGGAAAGGGCTACGCCCCCATGTTGGTAATCATGGGGGACGATTTCTGGGGACGTACCCACGGGCGTGACCGGGGTCGCGACGAGACGAGTACCGTGAATACGCACGTTTTTTAGGACGTTTTTCAAAAGAGTAATGTTTTTATACCGCGGTGTCTAAGAGTATACATGTGAAATGGGAAATGAACTGGGCTCAAGAAATAATAATGGAAGCGTTGGGGGAGAAGGAGAGAGAAGAAGAGAAGAGAGAGAAGAGAGAGGGGGAGAATGTTGTAGAAGAAGTAAGAATAAAGTATTTGGAAAACAACGCGGTGTTCATACAGATGTACATAAAGAGTAGGAGCAGACCCGGTCTAGTACACAAGACGAGGCTCATCACTCAGAATAGCGAAGTAAGAGCTCTCGCATGTACTTGTGAGGGCTGGCAATACCACCACAAGTGTTGGCACACCCAGTATGTACAGGACTGGGCGAAAAAGCACGGGTTTATGTGAGTGTCCGTATTAATGTAAAACCCGGGAGTTCCACTTTTTACTCTTTTCCGGTTACTTTTAATGTGACCGGGTATGAGATTTTACACGACGATTCGGATACCTTCAGATGTGTATAAGCGACTCGATCTAATAGCGGGGGCGATGGGTATAATGCCCCGCACACTACTAAGAAATGCGATTCGCGAAGCGGTAAGAGAGAAGTGGGACCTAAGACAGATAGCGCAAGATCCGCGCGTTCGCGCGTTATTGACGAGTGGGAACGACGGGATAGTGGTACAACTTCATGCTTATGAGATCGACAACATCATGGACAAATATCTCGAACTAGTGCGTAAATCGGGTTACACAAAATCTTTCGCTTCACAGGTCATCATGGCGTGGTACATTGTTAAGCATGCTGAAGTGGAGCTACCAAGCGAAGATGAGATAATCGAAGAAGAGGCGACGTAACATGAGGTTGCAAGCTATTTCGCTTAAAATGCCTCAGAGCCTTTTAGCACGCGCAGATAGATTTGCGATGTCTAGGCATGTATCGCGATCAGAGCTTATCAGAGTGGCCATGCAGTACGCATTGGCGAATCGCGATGTTCTACGACTTTTTGAGAAGTTGGCGCCACGAGAACATGGTTATAGGATGGTAACGGTGAAGATGGAGGTTGGGCTTTTAAATGCTTATACGTGGCTATCACAAACGTATGGTATCTCTCGTTCAGAATTAATACGGCGCGCGCTGGAGTCATTTCTGGACGAAAATCATGTTCAAGATCATGTTCAGGACCAAGTTCTGAAAGCAAGGGTTGAGATAATTAAATTATGATTTTTTGCCCCGATACAATCTCCCACGCGCGGGCTACTTCTTCTCGGCTTTTAACCACGTAAGCAAGAACGCGTAACACGTTTTCGACTTGTGGTTCCACATATCTCATATTAAAAGTAGCGCGCAACAAGGCGTGGCGTCGCGCGTGATCTAGGAACTTCTCGAAGTTTACGTAAGCGCGAGTGATCACGAGAATATGAGCGTGAAACCCGCGCCCGTCGGGATAACGCTCTTCTCTGGCGATAGCAATCACAGTTCTGTCCCGGACATACACGTAGTTGAGCGCGCGCTTGAGTGTGTAAAAGCGTTTCAGAAATTCGTGTTCGTCTTCTTTCGCAAAGTCGACCGTGAGAAAGTACGCAAAATAATGTGAGCCAAGTCGTTGCTTATAGGCCACTAGGAAGTCGATTAACGTGTTGATATCGCGATACGTCAGTAGCCTCACTGTGATCAAACATTAATTTCTGACACCCCGGCTATTAAAAGCATATGTGACGACTTAAATAACTACAACGGTTATCTGAAACTAATGTATTAATGAAAAGCGGTATCTAAGCACTTAAATATTAAGCCGTACATATTAAGTCTTAAGGTGAGAAAGTATGGCTTCGTTAGAACAAATATTCGAAGACCTGAAGAAGCAAGTCCAGTCGGGAGAGTGTAAGAAGGCGTCAAATAACATATGCTACGCGGACAGAGTGCTACGAATACCCGGGTTGACGAATTTAACGATCAAGGTAAGCTACGGAAGTGATGGCCACTACTTCATGTCGTTATACAGAGGAGGTAGGATCACGAAGCAAATCACTGTATACGCGGACGACGCGAACGACTTTGAGATTATTTCCGCGTTTCTGAAAAAGTACGGCGACGTCATTTCGAAGTACGTCAAGAGGGGAAGTGGAAGAAGGAATAGTGCCAACGAGGTCGAAGTTGATCTAGATGTAAACGAGAGTGAGAACCAGAACGAAAGCGCCGACGAAAAGAAAGGCGAAAATACCGACGCAAAGTCCACAAAGACCACGAAGAGTAAGAAGCCCAAGAAAATCAATATTGAGGAAGAATTCTAGACTGTATTAATTGAGACAAGCTTCATTTCCTTTTTTTAGTTTTCCGTCAATTATTTGTCTATGACAACTCCAGTCTTCGACGAAAAGGACCTACTCTTGTTCGATACTTTTTTCGACCACTCGTTCCTATTCAACCCTAGGGATCCATACTCTTTCTTACGAATCGCGATCGACGAGAAAGCGATATCGCAAGAGAAGATACAGAAAATGCTACAAGCGTATAAGGCGGGCACGGACTCACAATTTTTTCAGACGTTCGTCGCTTACAACAACGAGATCAAACTAATCACGAAAATTCTGAGCATAAAAACTACGAAAGACGGTATCGAAGCGAGGCTTGTGAATGGAGTGAAAATAGTCTTCGACCCCCATGAGGTCGCCGATAATCCCGAGGACTTCTTCAATCTGTTACGAAGCTACTTTTACGTGAAGTTAAAGAAGAAGATTACAAATAAGGGAATAGACTATGAAGTTGAGACTATAGCGTCTCTCGAACCGCCCCAAAATGTTGAAGTGGCGAAAGAGCTTTTCGAGAGGGCGCTTGAGCAACATGTGCTACCGAGATTGTTGTTACAATCGTTCGGATACGACTTCTTTAGACTAACCGAGCACGACATTTACGACTTTATAGTACGTCTTCTACCGCTCTTTCACTCGCCACTGTCACACCGCCACGTGAACATTATCGAGATTACGAACAGGGGTACCGGCAAGACAACGACATTTCTGTTGTTGCGCGAAATTTTCAATTTCCGCTACTATGTGGAAATGCCAACGTTTGCGAATCTCATTTACGACGCCCGCAATAACTTGCCCGGCGCCGTCTTTTTGAGCGATGGGCTTATTTTCGACGAGATTCAAAACTGGCGTAACACGGTGAACGAGGACATTAATTCGGCGCTATCGACAGGGTTGGAGAATTGTACATGGAGTAGAGGTGCGGGAACAGAGAGCCGTGAAGCCGTGAGGCAGAAATGCTTGCCGATTGTATACTCGGGTAACCCCCTCAATAAAACCGTTACCCGTTTTGAGGGCGACGACGTTCATGATTACATGAAACAGTACACTGTATTTACAGACGCGATACTAGATAGGATTCACGTGATCCACGTCGCTATAAAGAAGCAGTATAGCGAAACTATTAATGCTCGTGTGTTATTCCCGTCTGTGCTTAGAAGTTTCATTGATCTGATTCAACAGCACGTTGACAGGCAGACTAAATATGTGGTTTGCGACAACATGAGCGGAAGGAGACAAGAGCAAGCGATTGATCTTCAATTAATCTTCCAAGGTCTCGACTTCACGTTGGGCGACGAGAAGCAACGCGCTGACGAGATTTGCGACGGGCTCAGATACTATATGAGGATGTTCGCGCTTTGAAGGTGATGAACATGGTCTACGAAGACGTGATAAAGAAGGCATTTGTGCGGACCACTCCCGCTGATGAGCTCTTCGTGAGCGAAGTTGGCATTTGTTTGCGTCGCTCGATTTTGGCGAGGCGGACGACAGTGATCAAGGCGATTGACAACATGTTGTTGGAGCACGGCGTGATTATGCATGAGGTCGTGCAGACGTATCTAGAGCACGCGCTTAATTGCCAAGCCGAGGTCGAGATTGAGGATGAAATTGAAGGAGTGAAAGTGTCTGGGAGGGTTGATCTGTTATGTCCGCGTAATGATGGCTTTGATTTACTGGAACTGAAGACTACAGGCTACGACGCGTGGGAAGTAAAGTATTACCACAAGGTTCAAGTCGCCCTTTATAAAGCGATGTTGGAGAAGCGCGGTGTCAAGGTGAATAACGTGTATGTCGTGTACATCAATCGCCAGACGCTCAATGTGAAAGAGTTTCGGTTACGGGAGAGCGATCTCGAAGAGGGTATGGATCTCGCAGTGAAGTTTATCCGCGATTACATGAAGTACCAGAACGTGGACGATATTCACAAAATCACGATAAGCGATAAGACGTTCTGTAAGGGGTGCGAATTTTACAGTGTATGCTACAACGCGAAGTCGATTTTCGATTTTGCGGGGCAGACTAAGTCCTAGGTTCATGTAGTACAACGTTTTTTTACTCTCGCCTACTCTTTTGCTTATATGAAAACCCTAATCCTCACAATGGATTATTCCTCGATCAGAAACGTGGCTGAAGATATAGCCGAAGTTCTTCGCGCGAACGGAGAAAAAGTTCACTTATCGAGCCAACCTTTCATCGACGGGAAATACGACAAACTTATCGTGTTTGTGCCCTTCGTACCGTCGCTTCTTAATCAATACTTGGTCGCGTATTCGGAATTCCATGGTAGGAAATTCTTCTACACGACAGTCGATGGCGTTCCCAACACGATACCAATTAATCCGTGGCTCTTGCGCGAGGTTACTTTCATACCGAATAGTAACTTCTCCGCCGAGAATTTGATGAAGATCAACGTTTCCGTCGACGTTCCAGTTCTTCACGGCGTGAATCTGAGGCTAGTCGCGGAAGCGGAAAAAATTGTGCCGACGCTTCGCGAGAAACTGTCACGGGACTTCCCGAACTCGTTGCACATTGGGATTGTGTCCGGGACCACAAAGCGCAAAAATATTGATCTCGCGCTCGAGACATTTCGTCTGTTAAACGAGCAGTACCCAGATATTGCGAAACAGGTACACTTCTTCGTAATTAGCCACCCCGATTTCCTCAAGGCGGTAGTTCCGGCTAACGTTCACTTCGTCGCGGAATTCGGCAAACGGAGTAGGGTTGACGTGTTAGCGTTCTACGGTTCCATGGATCTTCTATTTGTACCTTCCGGGTGCGAAGGGTTCGGTATGCCGGTCCTCGAGTCAATGGCCATGGGCACTCCCGTCATACATCAAGCGATAGCGCCCTTCATTGAGTTCTCGTCTTGGCAGTACAATTTCATGATATCCCCAGTTGGCGTTGAGGAATACTACGACAAAACGCATATGCAGACTTGGAGAATCTACCGTTTTAACCCGAACGATGTGGTGTTGCAGATTGCCCGCGTTTTAAGCGCGAACGATCTAAGCGAAAGACGCCAAGCGCTGAAAGAATTAGCGAAAAAATATGACGTGAACTTACTGTATACTCGTTTTCTGTAACCACGATTATGATGACGATTGCACTACTTCGAAGAGTGCGTAGACGGTCGTAGTACCAGTTGCCCATGCGTAAATGTTGGCGGGGTTTTTAATGTGGAACTCGATCGACGAGTTCGGTAATAGTGGGAAATTATTATACAAGGAGTTACCGAGATACACCACGTAGTTCGACAGGTTCTGTAGTATTATTTTGACTGTCTCAATGCTCGGACCCGAATAAAGTGGCGCCGGTGTCGTACTCACGTTCAGTTGTAGTCCCTCAATCGTCGACGGGGCGAGGTAAAGCGCTAATTTATTTATTGCGTTAGTAAGCGCGACGGTCTGCGAGTAGAAGTACGCGAGAAAGCTCGAAAGGACTTCATAAATTAGCCCGGGCACATACGTAATCGGAAACGCGGATAGTGCGTTGTAAATTTCGCGCGGTAGATTCAAGATCTTCGTATCCACTATCGCGTTGTAAATCTGTCCCGGCAATTGTTGTATCTCTTGATATAGTGATGATGCGCCAACGGCTCGTACCACAGTTTCATAGATTGGTGGTATCAGATTTTGCGCGAGAGCTACGTAGATATTTTGCGGTAAATAGCCGATCTCAGTGTACAACTGTTGTTGCGCATATAAGATTTGTTCGATCTGTCTCGAGGCGAGATCGATAAAGCCCGAGATGTAAATGGGGTCCTCTTCAGTGAGAACTGGTTCGCCTTGCACATACACTTGATAAAGGAAATTGCCGGACCGGGCGGTCAGTGTACCGGGCAAGTACAGGTTCCCGTTCTGAAGCACGCTCGAAACGGCATTACCGCCGGTTTCGTAGAGCTGGACTAGAAGGAGCGTTGCAGTATTCCACATTGCCGAGGTCAAGCGCTGGAACGGCTTCGCAATCAACTGATCAATCGACGCATACGTAACACTCATGATTATCCACTCTAGATTAACACGACGGAATTTAAAAACTAGTCGGCTAACTTGACGACACGCATTGTCCCGCCATACCGCCTAAGTTGTTCACAAGCGCGTAACCCTCAACGAGAATAGACCCTGGCTGGCAACTATTCACCACAAGATTTTGGACGTAAGCATTTCCGCTCAGTATGAGTGTCCCGCCTTGCGGGATTTTGTTCACGAATAGATTCTGTGCTGACGCGAAACCAGTGACCGCAAGCGTTCCCGACAATGTGCCAATCGCGAGATTTTGAACGTTTGTCGTGTCTTGTAATGTCATAAATCCGTCTAAGTTTTGCACGATTAGACGTGCTATCGAAACGTTTCCGCTGATTGTGAGCGTCGACGCGACTTGAGCTATTAAGAGATTTTCAATCGTGATGAAACCGGATAACGTGACTGGGATGGAAACGGAGCAAACGAATACATTTTGTCCCGAGAAATTACTCGGCAAGTTGTTCAGTTCGGCGCCGGTTGTACTGGTCAGTAGTACACTCTGTAGTGCGTTCTGGCGTAATGCGTTTAGATTGCCAACTATTTGTGCAAACGTGTCACTCCTCACGATGGCGTCTCCAAACGCGGGCGGTATAGAGTAGGTTAACGGCTGACGTATCTCGTCGTAAACGCGTTGAAGTGCGTTCACTAGTGCGTTAAAGTCACCCGCCGTTAGTGGGACGCCCTTACTCGCTTGAAGTAGGGGCGTAAAGGCATAAGGTGTAGGTACATAAAGTGCGTCGTAAATCGCGTACGCCTCAGACAGAAGGTTTGTGTAGTTCGCAAGAGAAAGAGCGTTTTTTATCTTCATGAGTGAATTATACGCCGAATAAATGTTGTTTACAATCGCGTTCCACAACGACGACGATATCACGGTTTTAGGCGCAGGCGCCGTTAGCACAGGTAGGTTTAGAAAATGCGGTAAGTAACACGGCGGTTTCCGTGGACCCGTGTAAAATATGTAGACCGCTTCGTTCTGAACCGACATATAAGCTTTTTTATAACGACGGGATTTAAATGATCACATGGTTACCTTACAGCAAGTCTCCAGCGTTACCGTCACGTCGCCGTGGAGCGATTATAACGAGATGCCCAATCAAATACAATACGGCTCAATTGTGAACCCGTTCTATCCTGTTTTCATTTTTAGTTATGTTAATACTTCTAATTGTGGTCTTTGGGTGGTCGGCTATGTTTCGGGCGATAACGCGGGGGTTTTCTTTAACCACGCATGTGGCTGGGTTAATGTCTCCGGTATGTTCTATTTTGACGCGTTTGGCTACCCTTACGCGATGGGCGGTGGTTATATGTCGGGTGTTTCAAGTTGCGCTAATAACGGCGCGGTATGGTGGACTTTCGTAAATCAGAAGACGGGCTCAGTAAACGCGTATTGCACCGGTTTAATACCAAATAACGACGTAAGCATGGATTTTATTTCGGCAGTAGCAGACCTTAACCAGCAGAACATCCTTCTATTAAGTCTTGATATATCTGTAATGGCGTTTCTGATTTGGATAATACCGGTCTCTGAGATTTCCACGTTGCTGAACAACTCTTCGCCCCCATCAATAAAGTTCGCAGTCGTGAAAACTACAGATGTGCCGAATCAATATATGCAACAATTTTTCCCCGTGATCTACGACGGGAACCTAATAATTGGAAGTACTTATGATTACGTTGCATATCTTGCAGTAATGCCTCTTTCAGAGATTTACGTTAACGCGATGACCGGCATACCCACTACAAACACGCCAGCTACATACGTGGGTACACAGTATACGTATAGTGAGTACGAATTCGTTACATGGCCAATTATTACTACAATAGCTATTCCATCAAGTGGTGGTTTGTCGATATACGTTTCTCTTATGTTGGGCGCAAAGAACTATTTATTATATATAGCAAATTTATCACCCTCAAATTGGTCAGTCGTAAGTAGTTTTACTTTCTATTTGACGGACGTAGCGTCAAGTATTTGCACAGCTCCCGTAGGTTCTACATGGAACGGCGTTTTCATTTTAATGTTTAACGGACCTTCGTCGTCTTGCAATACGCTATACGTGGTCGTGGCTGATCCTAAGTCAAGTAATTATGAATATACGTATATTAATATGACACAGAATACTGATATCGCAATACTAGGATATGAAGGCTATCTCGTTGTGTCGCAACAACCGTTAAGCGACTCAACTGTGACTTTCGTGGTTTACCAAATCTTACTTGACCACACGTACGTATTCCAGAACGTTGCAGTGTCGACTACGAGTTCAACGATAACGTTCAGTGGCGTGCTATATGACGAAACCGCGGGCGCGCCAGTGGCCAACGCGACTGTCTGGCTGGTCGCGGTTCGCTCTTACGTGAAGCAATACAGTAACGACGTAGTGCCTCTTGCGTCTACTACGACAGACAGTGCCGGTCATTTTACAGTTTCCGCGCCAATGCAATCGGGTTATAACGCTTACGGGGTGCTATATACACCATGACCCGCGCGAAGAAAATCACGCCGGTGAATATACCTAATCCTGAAACGAATTTACTCGCCGATCTCTTTAATCAACTCGAGGATACTAAGCGTTTAGTGAACAAACTTGGCGAACAGGTCGTCTATACGGTTGATCACATTAACCAGACCAAAGCGTACATGACGGTACTATCGTATCTGTTCGCCCGCGGTGTCACGGAATTCGCTTTCGAGAAGATGTTACTCGTTGCCCCACATGAAGTTCGAGCGTACGTGCGAACTGACAAGGGACCATTTGTGGTTCATATACGCCCCGTGAGCGAAAAGATGAAGATCGAGAGTACGACGTTCAACGACGAGAGAGACTACTACCGCGACATGAAGGATTGGCTTACGTTGATGGCAGAGAACGCGCCGGAACCCGCCCGTACCGAGTTGAAGAAGCAAATAGAGGCGATACCTACATGATCGACGGCATGAGAGAAATGCTTTGTTCCGGCGTTGGCGCATATCTCGTGTGTATTCCAGTCAACGGCGTTCGCCTAGATGTTAACGGCGTGAAACTACCGGCTGAATATGAGGGCTGGACGGTAGAAAAAGTGGTGTACTCTCCTGTCGACGATAGACTGTATGTACAAGTCGCACGGAAAAACTTGAGAAAAGTGTTGACGTTGTAGATCAACTTACTTTTTGTATCGAGACAAGTGACGGCATTACATTGTTCGGGGGCATAGCTCTCGCTCTGAACCAGTACAGATAACCAACATGTGAGCTACTACATGATGCGTCTTCAACCGCAAGCTCGGAACCATAGGCGGAGAACGACGCACTTGCGCTAACTAATTGTGTTAACGATGAGTAGTCAACTAGGAACGGCTCTGATGGTGTGTTCACGTAAAATGTTGCGCTACTACTAGTTACCGCGAGTTGATAGTAGTTATAACCGTTGTTGGTCGGCCCACCGCTACTGGGTAATGCTTGAGACGCTAACTGGCAAGTACCACCGCCCCAGATATACGCATATCCAGTATTTGGGTTCCAGCCTCCCGATACCGCGTCTTCTGGCACATTTGCTTGACCCTGGCCAGTCGCACAACCGGAAGAAGATGGGCTAATAAGCCCTATTACTATTTGGTCACCCGCGCTACCGGAATAAAGCTCTACGGCTTCGAAGATTTCGGGCAGTCTTCCGGAATTTGAAGTTTGAAGAACTACTACCGTGTAGGCACAAGCTTGGTTGTTCAACATTAAGATATATCCCGGAATCCCATTTGACTGTGGCTCATATTGCATGGACGAATATACTGAGCTAGCATAAGTTGGCGTAGTCGAATACACGAGCGATGTGCCCATAGCGTTCAAGTAAGCGTCGAACACGTTGGCGCCGTTATCGTAAGACGTGTCGTAATATGCATTAATGCCGGTGTAGGGATACTGGTTCGAGTTAGTCACTTGCATATAGATCGTTATACTCGAGTTCGCAGGAATGCCGTTCGGTAGCAAAACCCAAACTGTGGCGTCGTAAGTGCTTGAGTCGTAATTTTCAATCCACGCGTATAGTGGCGAGCTACACTGTTGATCTTGGCAGAACTTCAGCGACAGTAAATTCTGGACTGTCATGGACGACACTATGCCTTGCAAGTTCAAGGAAAGTAGAAGTTGGAAATTCGTTGGTGTGGGATCGCTTTGCGAATTCTGTACGGTAATCGCATAAGTTGGCGGACCTGAAGGCGCGGTCGTAGTAGTCGGGAAATTACCACCTAGTATTACGCCGACTTGTACTGGTTGAGACGACGTTAATGTGACTTGATTCAGATTCTGTACAGTAATGTCGACAATCTTTGCACGAAGTGTGTAGCCGGGCAATAAGTAAATCGAGTTATTGATCTGGATTGGCGAGCTACCTAGATTGCGCACTAATGCATAATTAACGAGATCCCCGTATCCCGGAGGAACGAGTGACGCGAGGCTCACGGATCCAGAAATCGTGGTCTGTAGACCTAGAATACTATTCGCGGGCTCAGAGGTACCATATGAACCCACGTATAGTTTGTACTTAATGCGCGAAAGGATACTCTTCAAGTAGATGTACTGGCTCGAAAGTATCGAAAGCGCTTTTTTCCACGTTTCTGGGACTGGTGTCGCCGGTGGAACCTTCATAGATAGTTTCTGTAGCTTGTCGGGTATTTCATTAAACGCCGACAACGCGTATTGTAAATAATCTAGCCAATCCTCGAAGACGTAGGGAAATGTGCGCGTTTCCACGGGCTTTAAGTTCCACAAAGCTTGATAACCGTTGATTGTGAGGTTGCCGAAATTGGCGGTCTTTGCTTGAACGACGCCCAAGTTACTCATGTTGCCGTTGTTGTAATACTGTAGCCATTTGCCCGGGCCATACTTATAAATGAACAGCAAGTCGTTTACGAAATTGTTCCAGTCGTCGACGCTGAGGTACTGAAGTGGTAACTTGTATCGCACGGGATAAGGTAATTTGCTTGTCGCCATGATTCAATTTCTCGACTCATGGGTTAAAAAGCCTAGTCGTTCTCCTAGACGTTCTCGAACGCTTTTTACCTTGAATAACAAGATTTACACGATACAAAATGTCCACAGTAGCTGATGTAGGAAGTGCGATAATTTCGGCGCTCGGGTCAGTCGGTAATTTCTTTAGTGGCACGACTACTACATTAGCTGACTTCATTAACTTCTTGGACACGGACATCGTGGACTTCTTTACCAACGTAGAAAGCGATATGCGTAGTATTATCTCGTTTCTAGGTAATGCCATCTCTGATGTGTCGACGTTCATGGAGAACATCGCAAATGAGTTCATCTCGGCAATGCAGACCGTAGCAAACGCAGTGTACAGCGCGGGCGTTACTTTCGTTGGCTTCATGGAAACGTTAGCGAAAAACGCCGTTAACGCTCTTGCCACAGTAGGACAGGACATGGTTACTTTCGCGATTGACGTAGCCCAAGGATTTGCGAACGTATTTACGCAGATACTTCCCAATGCATTTACTACGTTTATTAACGCTTTTAGTGGCTCGTTCAAGTACATTGGTCCGTTTATCAGCGTATTAGCGCCACTACTTATAAATTACTTCCAGCCGGGTCTAGTCGGTAAGTATCTCGAGAAAATTATGGAGAAGGTATCTGAATTCTTGCCAGAGATTGAGGTTGATTTAGCGTTCCTCGGACTTGGTGGGCACTTCAAGATCAAATTGCCGGAGATCGTCGAAGGTTTCGTGGATCCGTTGAAAGACTTTATTGAAGAAGTAATGAAAGAGATCACGGAAACGTTTCGCGAATACATCAAAGAGCCGTTTATCAGTGAGTTCAAGATAAACCTACGTGACGTTTTCAACTCTATCGGGCTCGGTGATGTGCCGTTCGCGGACCCACGCTTCCACGAAATTAAAGACTGGATAGCAGTACGGTCTTTCGATGAGTTGAAGGATCACTTCTTCGAGACGCTAATGTTAACAGGTTACCCAGCGTGGTTCACTGACGCCTACTTGGAGGCGCCCGTGGACGACTACGTGCCGAGAAATCCGCTATTCAGACCGGTGCGTATTAGGGACGTAATTCAGGCGGTTCAGTATGGCTTCTTGCCGAGTGACGCTATCTCGAAGTACGCATGGAATAATCTGATCTCGCCGAAGACCGCGCATTTAATGTATCAAAACACGACCGCTCGGCTGATACAGAGGGCCGTCGATCAAGGAGTTAGACAATTTATTATAACGCCAGAGGAAGCCGTTTCCGCAGTTCAAACGTATTCGACAATTACTGGCATTGAATTTCTTAGAACGTATTTCGATCTCGAATATAAGTACGCAGAAAAGAGACTCGTAAAACAAATAATTCGGTCGCTATTGTCTCGTGCACTGTCGAATTACGGTAGACCTTATATAAATCCCGAGGTAGTTAGGCAGAATATCGCGACGCTATTTAAAGAGCTACAATACCCCCCAATTGTAGAACAAGCGTTTAATGATTTGATTACGCAATCGGAAAACGTTCAAATTGCGCAAATCGTGTACCAAGCGTTGATTGCGCAAGTCAGACAAGGCTTCTACAATCCACATGTCGTGAACGAGCTGATCAAGAAGTATCAGATGAACGGACCCATCATCAACGAAATGATTACTCTCGAATTGATTCAATTATCGCAAAGAGCACAACTTACGGAGCTACAATTTAAAGCGCGTAATTTCATGATCAAGGAGGACGACATCAAGAAAGCACTGAAAGCGATAGGATACGCTGACCAACTCGTCAACGCGTTCTTGTTCCAGTACTACACGGAACCGCTATTGCAGTTCCAGCTCAGATATATCGAGGAGTTCGCGCGTTCTGGGTATTATAATACTCACGAGATAAGAGGCGTATTTCAGTCTCTCGGATTAACCAAGGACTTTGCCGACATGTTCGAAAAGTACGCTACGCAGGCAATTCAGTACAAATCGCTACTTCAAGAAGTGCAGTTCAAACTGAGAAACTTCCTCTTATCTGAGAAAGACGCTGAGCATTTACTGAAGTCGCTACACTTCAACGACGCGTTGATCTCGTCGCTCATCACGCAGTACTACGTCGAACCGCTAATTCAACTCAAATTACGTTACATTGAGACATTAGCGAGAACGCAACTTCTCGACGAGAAGACGCTACAACAGGCGCTTATCAACATTGGGATCGTGAAGGACGTCGCTGAGATCTACGCAAAGATGTTTGCGAGCGAATATTATGTGAGAACGCTCATAAACTACTATAGAACACTCGCGGACCACGGCATACTCGAGCAGAACAAGGACATACCCGCCTCGGTCTACGATCTCGAAATTAAGCCCGCATATGACCTCTACGTGCTTAGGATGAACGTGGACTACTACAGAAGATTAGCGTCAGAAGGCATACTCGTGACAAACAAGGATATACCCGCGTCGGTATTTAATCTCGAGGTTAAGCCGGCATTTGACGAATACTTGGTAAGGACCACGCTGAGGTACATCGAAGAATCGCTCAGAAAGCTTTCCATTGACACGAAAACCGCACTCACGGAGCTTAAAAAGCTTGGGATTGCCGACAACGTCGCTACAATGCTTGTAAATATAGATACGCCAGTACTCTTCAGCGTAAGAGAAATCGCCCGGAATATCGTGGAGGGCGCCATTTATAACGTTCAGAAAGTGCCCGTCAATGTAGGTAACGTCGCGAATGAACTTAGGAAATTAAAAGTGCCTGAAGATCAGATTCCGATTCTCGTGGACGAGATTGCGAGCTCGATTGCCCTAGAGTTATGGAGAAGATACTTACCATCTCTGTCCGACGTTGAGGACGCAGTAAGAACGGGATATCCGTATCAGAAACTCGCGCAAATGGCCATGATACCGTCGGCGTTACTTAACGTGAAACTTGATCTGTTACAACATCATCAGGTAGCTACGCTTGTACAATCAATGCGTATTTATTACGTCGAGTTACTGATGTACGGCGTAACGCAGACGCAACTCGAGGGACTGTTAAGACAATACGGCTACAACGACGCAATGCTATCAATTCTGAGAACTGAGGCACAGGTAAGACGTGAGCTGACGGTATACCAAGAACTGGGTATTACGCCATCGAAGGCACTCTCGATGAGCGAGTACATGGAGAATCCCGACGAATTCCTCAAGAGCATTTTCGACGCTTATCATGTGCCCGCAGACCTACAACAGAAGTACTTGACGTACGCCCGCAACAGAAGGTTGCAGAGGTACATCAGTGAGATTATCTCGACGATCGCGTTATTGGCGGAGAAGAAAAAGATCTCGCCAGATCAAGCACAACAGCTTCTGTTGCAGTTTAAGAAGTACGGTCTAACGGACGACGAGATTCAGCTCATCTTGCTGAACGTGCAACTAAGATCGCAGTACTAAACACACTATCAGACGCAGTATCAGATAAGAAAAAAGTTATTTATTTTCTTGCTCTGATTTCTTCCTCATTGCGTACAACGCCTTAACTAAACGACTCACGGCTTTGTACAACTCAGTGTTTTTTACGGCCTCGTTATCCTCGACCGCGAATGCTAGTATCAAGTCGTTAAAGGCCTGGGCGAAGTCGGGGTCGCTGGGCAACGTTAGCTTCGGCGTGACTGTCTTGCTTCTCTCTTTTTTCTTCTCTTCTTCTTCGCTCATATGCTCATTTTGAGCCACGTTCATTTATAAACTTTGTACTACTCACGCGAACGCTATGCTCGCGTTGGTCTCGCGATAACTCGACAAAGCGTATCTCGCGCGAGCTCTTGAAGAACACGAGAATCGCGGGCTGACAACGGCAAAACGAGAACACATCGCAAAACGCGAAGAGTTTTTCAATCTGATCGCGGTCGACCGTGATCGAGTTCTTGGACGTGGACTTGACCTCGATTGCGTATACGATGTTTGAGCGTGTCGCTATAATGTCTGGGAGTGGTTGTTTTCCCGCGCCAGAGACGGGCACTCGTATCGCTTTGAATCCGTGCTTCGTCAGATAATTGAGCGCGCGATATTCGTAATATTTGCCAGAAGCGTGGATATTCGTCATACGCTCCCTACACCGGCGTAACCTTTTCTGTAGAAAAGCGGTTTGTATTTCTTCGCGTACTGACCAACTTGTTGTAGCTTCCGCGTGCTCTGAAGCGAGGCGCCGGCTTGGAACATCTCGCCAAGTTGTTGAGCGTACTGAAGATCCTCGGTCTTCAAGCCGTAGAAACTCCATTTATTCTTCCAGTACGTCAAGAACTCATTGTACGGCAACGACCTCGCTCCAGCGTCATACGATAGATTGCCACGATAGGGATAACGAGCGATCTCCATAGTGGCGTCTACAACCATCTTGGCATACATTACGTTCGTGTACCGGCGCTTAACGATATCATTTATGTGCAGAAAGACGTTGTACATCTCCGCGTATGACTCAACACGCTGAGACTGGCCCAGCTTAGTACCACCAAGCGACGGATCGTACATATGGTTGGCGAACAACATAGCGAAGATTGACACTATCGTTTTCTCGGCAGACAGTGTGGCTATCAAGTCCTCGAGAGTCTCGGCTTGCTCTGGGAATTCGGGCATTAAAGGCGCAAAATCGAGGGGCGTGAAATCCAAGACAACGCCGAAGAATTGGGCGAGGTTCTGTAACAAGAAGTTATTGGCGAGCTCTTGGTAATCATTTTGTGGTTCCGAAAGTGCCGATCTATCTAACCACGACGCGTCTAGCGCTACACCGCCACTCAGTGTCTGATTTAGCACGGAGAGGAACGCCAGCGCAAACTGTGCCAGATCGGGCAAATCATAGAAATTCACGTTAGCCTGTGAAAGTGCCTCGGCAACGCCAGTACCTTGAATCGCATTATACATGGCGTTCTCTATCGCGGGCTCATTAGTTTTGCCGACGCCGAGAGTGGTCACGTCAAAAGCGATACTATTTTGTTGTATTTGTGAGACGAACTGAGCGAATTGTTGTTGATACTGTTGACAGTACGTGCTCTGCATTTGATACCCGTAGGCGGGCTGAAACGCCGATAGGTCGAACAACGTTTCATCGAAGACGGCGGGAACGATCAGTTCAGAACACTGGCTAACGTAAGCGTCGTAAGAAGTGCCGTAATTCACGATTATCTGGTGCGCATTTTGTACGGGTTGATTGAAGGGGAATTGTCCTAGTGCGGTCGCGATTGTGTTAGCGACCGCCAGATTAACGCCTGAGAGGATTTGTGTCAAATAGTTGTTTACACCTTGCAATAACATCGCGATTAATTGCGAGTAAAGTATGCCGTAATCCGTGTTATAGCCCGGGGGTATCACAATTCCGGAAAGCGCAGTCGGCAACGTTGCTGAGGTGCCCGCATTTACCATGGCAAGAAATGCCGGAAACGTTTGACGAGATAGCACTTTGCGATAGAGACGCTCCTTCATAGCGACTATATTACGCGAACCTTTCACATGTGTCATACGAAAGTTTATTTTGCACCAAAGAAATTAAGCTTGTATGTACCACGCTCCGCCCCCTAAACAAAATTCACAACCCGTATCGCGCCTCGACACCGCGACAGGCCTTGTGAAGTCGTTCGTGGATTTAGTCAGACCACTCGAGCAACTGGGACAGATCTACAATCTGACGCACTACTTAGAAGACGCCATCATAATTGTTCGTAATTCAACGTATCCCATGCTCGTAGAAGTGTTCAGTCCGCATTTCCTCTTCTACTTCCAATTCATCATTGAGCGCGACCCCAAAACATTACAGACGTTCATCACGGACGTTAACGTGATCTATCCGATTACATCATCACCGAAAACGCCAACTGACGTCGGAGAAGACGTCGGAGAAGGTGAGTAAAATGACAATCGTAATCGATGGCATTGAATTTGTTCTCACACTTATTGCAACTACGACAGCAATAATTCTTTCAGTGCTCCATATATACGTTAAATTAAGACAACTCTTTTTAAGCGCAGTAAAGAGCGTGATTCAACAAGAAGTTGACGTATTAAAAGAAGAAGTCAAACTGATTAACGAAAAATATGAAACACTTAAGCACGAGATTGAAGAGCTTAAAAAACTAATCGAAAATCGTGACTAACGCTTGTTTCGCTTCCACCACGATTACGTCCGCTTCGCGCCCGAATTGACGACCTTCGTAAACCTTAATGTCCACGAAATCCGGCAAAGGGAAGACGCCCAACACGTATTTTATGATCCCGCGCTCTATTTTGTAAAAGTTCGGCACATCGTAAGGTACCACGATGTTCAAGACATAGTGTTTTCCCCAACTTGTTTCCACGCTCGCGAGATCGAGAGTATTAAGATAGCCGTGAGGCTTAACGCCAAGCCAACGTTGTAAGTAGTTATACACCATGACTACGTGTTCCTCAAGGTACTGTTGGAAACGTTGTTGAAGCGAAAGTGGTTCGCTCTTTTTACTACCAACCCGCCACACCTTAAAATAGTCGACTAATTTTCGTCTACCCATGCGTGATTATGCGTCCACGGGTATCTTAAATCTTGTACTACCCCATCGTGATTTATGTAACCCCGCAGTATCTAATGGGCAATCCTCAGAGGCACTTTCGGCGTCTAAGCCTCAAGCGTATACTTAATATATTCGCCATCCAAAAACGTCGTGACGTTAACGCCTTCTAGCGCTTTAAGTCGCGCTTCAATTTTCTTTCGCACATGAAGTGCACCGTCGCCCGTAAGACGTACTGCGATTGTTGCAATTGTATACGATCTACCGTGCCAGATATAATGAAATATCCACGTTCTTACAGCAGGGGGCTTGTACCTTCGACGAATAACGTTTATCAATTTAATCACACGTTTCTGAGCTCCGTTATGCATGTGCAATCTAGTCGTACAACTACTTAAAAAGCGTTCGTTTTGCGTAAGAAGGCTTTAAAAACCGTAGTAGTTCTTAAGGACGAAAAAATACTTAATATAGCACGCCGAATATAATCTAGACCCAAAATGGCAAAGGGTCACACACCCAGATCATTTGCACAAAGGTATGGAAAATGGCAGGCAAAATTCACGGCATTTAGCAACCCAACTGTCGCCAACACTATATTGACCGCAGTAACTCCCGTCGCTCAGGGCAACTTCGAACAAAACTCTTCATTAATGGCCTCAATGAACCAGCAAGTAGCTGGGCTCTTAACAGAGCTTGGAATCACTGGACCTAACAGGGTAATTTATCAGGGCTTCGCGCTGAAGTTGTACAGAGCTAAGAACAGGATCGGTAATGGTCCCGCCCTCGGTACTATGGCGCAAGGTCTAAAGCAGTACTACGTATCGGCATACAACGCCAACCCATCAGTACTCGATCAGATAATCGCAATAGTAACCGGTTCCTCAACCGGCTACGTGAGCTAAAAACAGTAGCGCAGGTAATAGCGCAAATACTTAAAAAAAGCGTTCTTTTTTATTTCCTCTCTTTTCGCGTTTATTCGCCCACGACCGCGACCAACACCTTGTCGCCGTTCGCTAACACCACGTAGAGATTATAGGTCGCGCCTAGTTGCACGTTCACGTTCCTGAAGTCGGCAGTTATAATAGTCACACTCGCATTTAGTGCGTGGGGCGTAAAGGCATATGCGTAATTATTCGTACCCGCTAACTTAATGCTAACAATGCTCACGTTCTCGAGAGCGCGTAACGCGAAGATAGCTTGACCGTCAGTCTTCATCACGCCAAGGTCAACTTGATAGGCCACTGGCTTTTCAGAGATCGCGTTGATCGCACTGGAGACGACGTTGAACACTACTAGCACTAGCACCGCGGTTATGACGATAAGGGCTAGCGCCCTCACGAGTTTGAGTGTGAGTACGTTTTTCATAAGAGTAATGTAGCCAAACTAGTTTATATATTTTTCTACCACGTTAATTATCTGTTCACGCACGGCGTCGTAGCTGAACTTTTCGCGCAAATAATCTAGACTCGCGCGCACTTTCGCTTTCTCCTCGCTCAAGTTATCTAAAACGGCAAGCACTTTTTCAACCGCGGAATCTACGTCCATCTCGACCCCGCGACCCACGTGAATACGATTACCCGGTAGCACAACGGGGCGATCTCTTGACTTGACGAGTAAGTGGCGAGTATGTTCGTCATAAAACTCTTCCCATGCCCCACCTTCCGTGGAAACGCATGGCACGCCAGCGACGAGTGCCTCAAGACAGTTCAACTCGAACGAACCACCACGGGACGGTAGCAGATAGACGTCCGCGAGTTTGTACATCGCAACCATGTCTTGGAAGGGCACGATACCCGTTACGTTAAACATACGAAGATCGCGAAAGTCAGACCGTGGTACCGCGCTCTTAACTAGGAAATACACGTCATTGCGTTCTTTCTGTATCCGCGACGCGATCGTGTAGAACAGATCGGCGCCCTTCCGGTAGTCTGAGTGCCACAACGAGATAAACATGAGCTTAAACTTTTTCTCGTCCTTCAGTTTCTTGATTAACTGGATCTCTTTGTCGACCTTCGAAAAGTCGACTTCTTGTTCTAGCGCGGGATTATAAGCATGGTAGACCACGTAAACCGGGACTTTTGCACCAGACCGCGTGAACGCGTCATAGCTCCACTTTGAGTTCACGATCAACGCGTCGGCATATTCGTTCGCGATATCAATCCACTCTTTTGCGATCTCATCAGTGTCGGCGACTTCGACACCCAGCAGAGCGTGTACCCTAGCGCGATACATCCTGAAAAACGAGAACTCGAACTGACGCCACTGGTACATCGAATAGAAGAAGGGGTGTACCACGGAAATTGGATCACGATAAGGCGTGAACATATAATAGTTTAACTCGGGTATCTCCCGCACTACGTACCTCGATCTCAGCATTGAAATATACTGAAGCGCGACAAACTTGAACGAGACATCGTGATGTTGGGGGTAAACATAATAGATTTCCCGGGGCGCCATATTACGGAATCACCATAACGACCTCGGGGATATGCTCTCTTATTGCGTTTAAATTATCTAACGTCATCGTCATGCGTTGTCTTTGACCGTTGACCTTAACGTAGTGCGTAGTACCGTTCACGAGAACATTAATATGCGGTAGGTTGTCGTGAAGGTAAATGTCCACGGGACCCTTGTCGGGACTATAGCTCATCAAGTAATACTTCAACGTCGGCAATTTCTCGCGCGGGAAGATATAGTTCGTACCCGAACAGAAGGGCCTAACCTCTCCCGCCCAGTCGTAGTAGAGCCAGTAGCACGGCGTCAAGAAGAGACCGCGAGGATTGATCTCGTCCAACTTCGGAATAATTATATCACTATCAAAGATTGCAATCACTTGCAATTGTGACGACTCAGCAATTTCGACCGCCTTCAACAGATTCGACGCGATCCTAAGCCAGCGCTTTTTCTGTTTCATGTTATCGCTCTCGTAAGGGATAAAAAGCAGACCCGAATCGTTCCAGACGATCTTATCGAAATATCGTTTCTTCTGTTCATCACTCAAGTTGTTGAAGGACTTGTCGACGACAACGTAGTCGAACGTCAACTCATCTAGAAAGTCGCAGAACCCGCAGAAAGTAATCTTCAACGTCATTAATCCTCACCCCCACAGACCATGATTTCTTTGCCATCATCTGAGATGTACGTTAGTGTATTCCCCGCCAAAGCGCGTAGCAACTCAACGCGACGCTTTGCCCAATCGTGGATCGCAATGCACCACTGATCGAACTTCGCGAGCTGAGTAACGTCTAACGCGTCTTCGCACCCTTCGCAATCCATCAAGAACACGTCAGCGGGCGGATACTCTTTACCACTCCACTCACCGCGCATGTCAACTTTGTCGCAAATGTTAAACTCCTTACACACTTTCTCCGCAAAGAGCTTGCGAAGCTTTTCCTCTTTCTCGTAAGCAATAACACGAGAAGCGCCACGCGACAACGCATACAATGCCGAAGAACCGCAGTCCGCGCCGATCATAATCACGTTGCGAAGTCTGAAATCGATAGGCCGATATGCGTATCGATACTCGCGCCAATAATTGCAACCAAGTTTCGCGAAATACTCGTTGTAGTCCGTCACTTCGAACTCACCTTCCCCGCTTGGTAACCGCCGTGGGCGACTAGCGTACCCAACACGAGATACAGTATATTAAGATAATTTTGATTGTCGAACAACGACGGGTTCGCTAACGCGCCAATTAACATAACGACAAAGATCACCGCATGCACTAGAAAAGCGATTACCGAAAATTCATCGTTTGCATTTGACATGTCTTCTCAACTTTTAAATGAGCACACGGGAATTAAAAACTAACATGTCTCATCACTGTGTTTGGACATACTTCAAGAAAGGAAAGACCCACGACTTGTACGGACTACTGGCGATTATCGCGCTAAATCTCGTGCTTCTGTTAACGACACACCGTGAATCGCATGAATTAATTGCAGTATTTGATCTCATGATCGCCAGTGCGATTTTCGTGGATCTGTGGGCACATTGTTTCCACCATTAACGTCAAAGCTTTTTATTCTTCATACACACGAATTATTAAAGTGGGAACATGATCAAATCTCCAAAGATAAAGATCGAGGCAAGCCCTAACGTCAGTGTGACATGGTCATGGTTTGACCAATCACAAGGGATTGTGCAATGGACGTTTCAGAACAACGCAGATACTACAAAGAGTGTCGTTTTACTGAGAGGCGCAGTCGACCAGAACGGGCAAGTGTTGACGAATTATTACTTCGGCAACGCTTATTGGCCAGATTACTTGAGTCTCGGCATAACGAAGTGGCAGAGGGACAACGCACCACTACAAGACCAAGGCGTGCAGAATAACACCCCGCCGATCGCGCCAATACAAACGCATGGTAAATACTTGGTCGCCTTTGTCTTTACGCTACCCGCCAAGATGACATGGAGCATGCTCGAGGGCGGATTCGGTAATGGAATACAACCTTATAATCCCATAGCCGTAGAGGCAGAGTACGTTGGCGATCAAGGATTCTGTGTCGGGTACGATAATGCACAGATCGTAGACTACGTGTTGCAGACCGGTATTCCCGTGACTGGCCCACAACCAAACCCACGATTACTTAGAGCGTCGGCATATAAGATAAATGGACCGTTTATCGAACTGTTCAACGACACGGTGGTACGTGGTGTATGTCCAGAATTGCACTGGTGGAGACGAGTAGAAAATCTTTTAAAAAGCTTATTCTGACGAAGACATACCACGTAATGTAGTACAATCTTTTTTATACACCATCCGGATGTATGTATGTATGCCGGAATACCGGAAGGAGATCGGACTCGATCAACATAGAAAATTCGTAGTCACGTTGAACGGCAGAGTGCTTACTTCTACGTATATAAGCGATTACCCAGCTCACAATGTCTCGCGGTATACGCTTTATCTGAAAGTCGACCTCGATGAGGATACTTTTCACGATTGTGTTTTCGATTCAGCGCTATATTTCACTAAACTGAAAAAGAAGGGCGCAAAGAAAGTACACCCTACGTTCATAAGACTTCTAGTCGTGAGTATCGCGAAAGCGACAAAAACGCCCCCGTACTACGTTGTCGAGAAAGTAGAAAAAGAGACAGAACTCGCATACAGAAAACCGCGCCACGTCGTTCTCAATAAAGAGGACTTTTTGCGCGACGTCTACATGTATAAAAAACGTGTGGAAGAATTAGAAGCGCAATCATGAATTAAACCTCGATTTTCGCTTGAGTGCGAACGTAGCGATAGTAGAATCGCAACGCTTCGCGAATAATCTGGCTATTACTCTTGCCCAATTGCTGAGCGAGAGTTTGTAACATTAGATACTCGCTATTGTCGAAGCGCACCGATGTTATTATAAAGTGTGAAGCCACCCATCACCACCCCTTAGCTCGATAGCGGGAATAATTTTCTCTCCAACTCGGCAAGCCTCCAGAGATGTTCGTTGGCGATATGCATTGGCATGTCAGTATTGCTTAGCGCATGTAACGCTAACGTCGTCAGCAAATGTGTTATAAATTGTCTGTCGCTCAACGAAACGGACGACGGTTCCTCGATATTAGTGCCAACCCACGTCTCGTATTGATCCTTTACCATTAGCGTACTACCGGCACTTGAGTAGACGATTAGTAAGTCCTTTAGATCGATCGTATATCCTACGAGTTTCAACCCGTTCTCTGTGTAAGCAACATCGAAGGAAATCGTCCCACTGTTCTCCGGCAAGTGGATTTCGGCGGTCAACATCAAATTGCTAGTCTCTATCTTCGCGCTTAACCCTTTTACCCCTTCCTTTAGTACTTCGGTGTATAGCTGTTTTAATTCGTTAATTCTCGTGTACCCCCACTTCAATCTACCAATTAATTTCTCCTCTTCTTCTCTCTCTTCTTCCCTCTCTTCTTTTCTCTCTTCTATTCTCTCCTCTTCTTCTCTCTCCTTCTCTCTCTTCTCTCCTCTCTCCCTCTCTCTTTCCATCTTTCCCACCCACATGTACCTATTAGACACCGCGGTATAAAAAGGTTACTCTTTTGAAAAACGTCGCTTACTCACCTAAAGATGACTTGATAATGCGTTCGACTATCGCATAAAGTTGTAGCGATATCGGTAATGCCTGTAACATCGGTAACACGATTCTCGAAACCGGGCTCTTAGCAATCTCGCTGAAGTCGGCGTCAACGAACTCCATACCGAGCATTATATTGCGATATTCAAGCTTCAATTTGGTGTCGCCGGACTCCAGCTCGAGCTTCACTGTCGACAGATTATCGCTAAAGTGAACATGTAACCCTCGCAACTTCAGACAGAACAAAGCAAGCGCATAGTGGTAACCTCTTACGGCGATACTGAACTCAAAGTAGCCCTTATCCACGGTAACCATCATTAGCTCTTCGTTAACTCTGACATCGCCGAAGTTTTGGCGCGCCCACGTCGCGAGTTGAGTTAACAACTCCTTCTGGAACTCGATCATCTCGCTCACCTCACATCTCCTTTATTGCCTCGTACTCACTGCCGAGTAGACTAGCCATAGCCGACAGAACCGCTTTGTAGAGGTCCATTGGCGACCTATATACCTCTGCGAATCCCTCTTTCGTAAGCACCTGATCCGTTATGATACTCATCTCTCTTTCCAACCTCGCTTTGAAGCCGTGGCGGGCAATGTCGAAGATCACACGTTCACCATTATTCATGAGTCTTATCACGAAGTCATTTTTCTCGTCGTTCACTACCGCCCATCTCAACACTCCGTTCTTGTAGAAAACGGCCTTCACGTATACCCCTTCCGCCGGGTCGCTCACAAAAATCTCCTCGGCTTCGGGGTTTGAACCCGTGTTCTTCACGTTCTCGACCATTTTGCTTTCACCAAGTACCATATAAGACACCGCGGTATAAAAATTTAACTTTAAGAACTTAGGGCTTAAGTCGTTAAGTATTAAGAGCTTAGTACCAATAATTAACGTAATGGCCATAACCAGAATTTGACCGGGGAGTAAAACGCCCTAGTCGGAGACTAACGTCTCCGCAACGCCCACGATAACGCTACAACACCGACTAGGTCGATACCAACGGCGCAACGGGCAACGCGGTGGCCACCTGTTGTTTTCGGCAGGACTCCCCAGACTGGCAGAACTACCCACTTTTTACGCAAACCCGCACTTAAGTGTTAAGCCGAAGAAGTTCGGGCTTAAGCAATTCGGCTTAAGTCTTAATGTATAATTAATTAAGAGTATAACCGCTTAAGCGCTTAAGTAATTAAATAAGTATATCGGGGTAGGTAGGTATATGCGTATAACAAAATGCGAGCGATACTGTCCACTACCCCAGTATATGTGCGCGAGCGGGGTTAATAAAAGTTTCGCCCACGAAGGCGACGTCGAGTTCGGCGTAAGTTTCGTTTCCGCGTTAGACCGACCCCCGACCAAAAGTTTCGGTCGCGGGTTTCACTTCCGGTTAACTGAAACTAATAACGCACACCCGAGTGAAAGTGTTGGCCGGGGGTCGACTGAAAGTGTTGGCTAACCCCCGACTGAAAGTATCGGTTGCGGGGTTTAGTTTCGGTTAACTGAAAGTATTGACTAACCCCCGGGTAAAACTAACGGGTATCTCTGGACAGACCTTCGGCCTTTGGCGCCTCGGATATGGGGGCGAGTCTGACCTGCTCGAAGACTTACAAGGGGGTCGGAGTTTTAATGTAGTGTCGTCTTCCGCCCGCTTTTGTCGAAGTAAATCGCCACTCGCGCGTAAAGAACAAGTTTACAGCTACCCCCTATCGTCGGCGCTTAAGGCTTAAGGTCGCCAACACTTTTGCCACGCTTAAATACTTACGCTTAACCGATACTGTCGCTTAACAGTTAACCATTAGTTTCGCTTAACAGTTAACCGATACTTTCGGGTTTATAAATAGGCCACACCCGACTGAAAGTTTCACCCGACCCGAATACTTTCGGTCGCCCGTGAGGTCGACTATTACTTTCGGCCGACACCCAGCCGAAACTTTCGGGCTTATAAATAGGCCACGGTTGAC